TAAAAATTCAGCAAATCTTTGTTGCATCTCTGTTAATCTCTTTGGAACACCCATAGTTGACTTTTTAAGGTAACTTAAATATAAAGTCAATATATGAAAGACGATGTTGTAGAGGGGTATAAAACAATAATTAAAATGCAAAAAGAAGAAATTTTTGAATTAAAGAAATATAAATCAGAAGTTATACAGTTACAAAATTTAGTTGATGGTTATAAAAAAGTAATTACTGAGCTTACAGAAATAATTAATAAAAAATAATGTACGTCAAACACTTACAAGAATATTTAGAAAAATTTACTGAGGGGCAAAATGGTAGAAGAGGTAATGCAGTTAGTGATGCGAAAATCTATATTATGACTAAAAAAGGTTATTTAGAAGAGATTAAAAGAATAGAGGTTCATCAAAGTAATAACCCTATGGATACCTCCTTACGTGTTGTTTTAAAACCAAATCGAGAAGAAAAATTAATTTTACCTCCAGGATATATTAGGGATTATTAGGGGTGTAGGAGCGAAACACCCCCTAATAACTTTACCTATTTTCCAAAGTAAATTTTTCTAAAGCTTGTAGTCTTTTATCGATAATTTTATTTAATTCTCTTTGTGACTCTACAATTTCTTTAATATTATTTAATGCTTTTAAAATTTCAGCATCTGTAAAAATTTTATTTTCTGCCATTTTCCCTCCTTTCTTTTTATACGTAATTATATTTTTTGTTTATTCTTACCAACCACTTATAGTAAAAAGTAATTCTATCGTGTTCTTCTGATGTATCGTGCCAACAATCATACATCTCACAATAATAATTTTCTTGTTCTACCTTTGTGTCAAGTTTTTGTTGTAGATACAAATATTGGTATTTTTTAGTTTTAAGTTTTTGTTTCAATAGTTCCATTTTAAAAACACTCTGAACAATATTGTGGGTTAATTTGACTTTGGTTTTTGTATAAGTAATTATTACACTTTTTAGCCTTACAAATAATTGTTCCCTTCAACATATTCTTTTTTTCGATAGCAAGTAACTCATCAAAGGTTTCGTTTCCTCTTAATTTAACACCATTAAAAGATTTTAATTTTTCTACTTTCTTATGATCTATTTTCATTTTCCCTCCTTTTTAGCTTTCATAAAAGATTTATGTAATTGTTCTTGTCTAAACAACTCCTTGTCTATCTGTCTAATTCTTATCTCTGACACCACAAACAAGATAAATCCAAATATCAATAAGAACAGACCGATATATAAAATTAAATTATAATCTATCATTCCTCCCCTCCAAATATAATTTCTGTAAGTTCATTTTCAACATTTTCACAAGAAATTAAATTTATTTCTGTTAAAATATCACCTTCCCAAGAAGATATTTTCTTACCTCCCCAAGTGCAAATTTTAAAAGATACCTCACCACTTTTAGTTTTTTCTAGTTTTTTTAGTTTAGTAATTAACTCTTTTATTTTCATTTTATTTCCTTTCTTTTTTTCTTTCTTTCTAACTTTAACCTATATTTATTATAGTACACTCCACCTACACAACTCAAGATATTTTTTAAAGTCTGTTCCATGAGCCTTTTTACATTATCTTGAGTTGGTAAGTTTTTTTTCATTTATCTTTTTCACCTTTAGTCAATTTTATATCCATTATTTACCTCACCTCTCTAATTTTATAGTTACAACATTTGTGTCTTCATCCATTAAATCTTGATATCCCTCTTCATGTTCAGAAATCATATTTACCTCAAACTCATTTTCTAAAGTATCTAAAATTTCCGACTCATCATTTGCACCATATCTAAAAATATCAATTATATTATTATTTTTATCACAAGCAAAATGAAGATAATTAGTTCCATCAAAAAGTATTTCTGTATCTTGTTTTTTATCATAAATAACTTTTATGTTATTTAACCCTTTAACCTCTTTTAATGGTATTGGGTTTGTTGGTCTATAATATGTACTCATATTTTTTTATCCTTTCTGTTTTTTCTATCATTTATAGTCCTATAAATTATATTATCAAGCATTATTTTAGTCTATTTTAGAAGTTTTTACATAACAAATAAAACAAACAATAATACCTTCATCTGATAAATAAAATTCTTGTTTTTTTATTTTTTTATTACAACATTTACATTTCATTTTTTCTCCTTTATATTTTTAAACACTACCTGGAGTTGTGTCCAAGAGCTTAGACACAACATCTTGTGTTTATTTGCATACTTTCATACATATTTTCTCAGCTAATTTATTTGATATAAAATATCTTTGTTTTTCATTAAAAGGTATTTTATTAGCTATAAACAATTTATGTACTTTAACCCTCTGATATTTGGTTGCATCTCGTAACCAATGCTTAACCTCGTGATCCCAAAAGTAAGCCAAACCCATGTAATGTTTAGTTCCTACAAATGATTTATCTATTTTTTCAATTGCATTGTATTGATCCAAATCAAAATTAAAAATTAATTTAGTTTGATAATGTTCTTTCATACTAACTTTTTCCATTATTTTATCCTTTCTATTGTACAATTATCCAATCGCCAAGTGTAACCGACAAAAGAATAATTTTCCTCATCATTAAACTTTTTAAAAACCTCGTCCAATGATCTTGCCTTGTCATATGCCTTTGTAGGTATCAAAGTACACCAATTAAACATTGCATCATTAACTAACTTGCCCTCTTCTTTATCGAACAAATTAGTTCCTTGATATTCTTTCCTTAATGTTTTTTCTGTGTGTACTTCGACAATATCTCCATCATTCCAACTACAAAGATACATTTTTTCATTATTTGCATTTTCTATTTTTATTGATTTATCCATTTTCTTTTATCCTTTCTTTGGGTTTATTTCTTCTTCTGACCATGTCCAACCCATAGACACATCAAAAGCTTTAATTGTTTTTCCATTACAATTAAATTCTGATCTTTCAATAGTTATAATTTCATCTTCATTATAATCTTTTATTGAAATATTTTTATCATCAATAATTTTAAAAATAGCAAAATCGTCCATGTACTTGGTTGCTTTTTGTATTTTATTAAATTTCTTGATTTGATCAAGTTCAACCATAGGAATTGACCAACCATTCCATTTATGATTAGTTACATATCCCTCAATATAATGATTTGTTCCATCATCTAAAACCCAATGATCATGATATAATTTTACTTTTTTCCATTCCATTGGAAATGAATTAGTAAATTTTATTTTTTCATTTCTTACATCATCAATGAAACTTTGATTGTTTATATCTATTGATTTAACAAATCCCCCACCTTGAGGACATATAGACATTTTATTATCTTTTAACTCTGTGATCTCCATATAATGATCATTATTCGAAGAACACATATACTTATTATTTTTTATTAACTCTTTTATGTTCATTTTTTTCTCCTTTTTGTTTCTGATCTCATCAGTTAGGGATTAACCCTAATACCCCCTCAAATGAGGGGATTTCGATCTATTCTAAATATAAAGTTGTTGGATATAACATTAAATGTTCAACTGCTTTAAGTTGATTTCCTCTTTTTTCATATCTGATAAATGTCACTCCAAAAAATTTCTTAAAACTTTTATAATTTTGATATCTTTCAATCAATAAATCTTTTAAATATTTATCAAATAATTTTTTGTTCACTCTTTTAATCATTTGTTTTTTCTCCCTTTTTAGGTTCAAACCATAAAATAACATTAGCCATAAAAGACCAATAGTTATCAATAACTTTAGCTTTTAATTTTTCGCTTGGGTTCTCATCAATAGATCCCATTTTAATTGCTAAAGGTACTATTGAGTCATTCCAATACTCAATGTCTAAAGCTAAACCTTGCAACCATTCGGTCATTGCTTTAAACTTTCCAACTCTTTCAATATTCCAACCATATTCTGAATAAAATCTATCAAAAATATATTTGATTTTTTCTTCATCTGTTTTGATTGGTTTTCCCTCTGTGTCTTCTTCTATTGTTGACAGAATATAATTTTTATAATTTTTTTTATATTCTGTGTGATGTAGTTTAGTCATTTTGTTTTTCTCCTTTCTTAATAACTTTGATTAATTGTTTTGTTGTTTCAAGTTGTTTATCACTCAAACAATTTAAAACAAATTTCATTACTTGAAATTGATTATCAAAATCTTCGAGATCTCGATAATTAACATCAATATTATTTATTATTTTCATTCTGTTCTTATCTATCATTTTATCTTTCTCCTTTTTAAGTTTATATATTTAGGACTTTATAGGATTATCAAAAGCAATCAACAAAATAATTAACTTTTTTTGAAAAAACCTAGATATAGTAGGTCATCCAGCTCAGACACAATATGTTGTGTTTTCAACTTGAAATTGTTTAGTTTTAAATGTAGATGTTACCTCAATATTAAATGAAATATGAAAGTAAATTTTATCACGAAATCAAAAAGAATATATATCAAATTTCTTGGATTAGACTTGAGAATTCCATCTTATTTGGCACTCCTGATTTATTGGGCTATAATGATAATAACACCTTTTTCACAGTAGAGTTGAAAGTTGCAAGAGGTAACAAGGTTACGTTCTCACCTCATCAAATTGCTTTTCATATTAGACATCCAAAGAACACCTTCATCTGTGTTAAGGGGCAAGGTTCGAGATCCCCAAAACTTTTTGAAGGGTCAATGATCCGAGAACTTTCAAAAGTGGGATTTAAATCAAGGGCATTGGCTCAAGGATATGAAGAAATAAAAAAGGTTCTTGGTTCGTTGTAAATGTTCCGATAACTTTAATTTATCGGACATTAGTATTGATAGTCATAAATTATCGTTAGTAATAAATTAAGGTTTTTGGTTCGTGGTTATTGGTCAAGAGATCCTAAACAAAAACCAAAAATCAAAAAAATAAATTAAACGACCCCCCTTTTTTCTACAAAAGGGATCCTAATACCTTGTACAAGTGCAAAGACTTAGATTGTTAGGGTTGGTAAAAACGTTTTCATTAGGTATAGTAACCTTAAAAAAATTTTGCAAAATTTTAAATGAATTTAGATACAGTAGATATAAGCAAGTTACCCTCAGATGTTAGAAAACAATTCTTACAGCTAAAGGTTATGTATGCCGAAAAAAAGATACAGAATAAGGCTAAGAATGATTTCTTGTCTTTTGTTAAATGTGTATGGCCTGACTTTGTAGAGGGTTCCCATCACAGACACATTGCTGACAAATTTAACAAATTAGCAAACGGTGAGATAAATCGTTTGATAATCAACATGCCCCCCAGACATACCAAGTCGGAGTTTGCCTCATACTTACTTCCTGCTTGGATGGTGGGCCGTGAGCCGAAGCTCAAGATTATTCAAGCAACGCACACGGGTGAACTAGCAATACGATTTGGTCGAAAAGCCAAGAACCTAATTGATAGCGAAGACTATGCAAAAATATTTAAGACGACACTTCAAGAAGATTCTAAAGCAGCGGGACGTTGGGAGACTGCACAAGGTGGTGAATACTTCGCAGCTGGTGTTGGTGGTGCAATCACGGGTCGTGGTGCAGATCTATTAATTATTGATGACCCACACTCTGAGCAAGATGCAATGTCTAAGGTCGCATTAGAGTCAGCCTACGAGTGGTATACATCAGGACCTCGTCAACGTTTGCAGCCTGGTGGTAAAATAGTTTTGGTTATGACTAGATGGAGTACAAAAGATCTAACGGGTATGCTCGTTAAAAATCAAACAGAGGCTAAAGCTGATCAATGGCACGTGGTCGAGTTTCCGGCAATCATGGACCAAGGATCAAAGATAGCTAAACCCGTATGGCCTGAGTATTGGAAGTTAGACGAATTAGAAAAAGTAAAAGCAACGCTACCTGTTGCTAAATGGAATGCACAGTGGATGCAGAACCCAACAGCAGAAGAGGGTGCAATATTAAAACGTGAGTGGTGGAGAACATATACTGGAGAGGAGATACCACAGTTACAACACGTGATACAATCTTATGATACTGCGTTTCTTAAAAAAGAAACTGCGGATTATTCAGCTATCACCACTTGGGGTATTTGGTATCCTAGTGAGGATGAGGGGGCTAATCTTATTCTTCTCGATGCTATCAAAGGCAGATATGAGTTCCCTGAGCTTAGAAGATTAGCCCTTGAACAATACGAGTATTGGAAACCTGAAACAGTTATCGTAGAGGCAAAAGCTAGTGGTTTGCCTTTGACATATGAGTTACGGAAGATGGACATACCGGTTGTGAACTTTAGTCCAAGTAAGGGAAATGATAAACATGCACGTGTAAATGCAGTTGCACCTTTGTTTGAAAGTGGTATGATATGGGCTCCTCAGCAAAAGTTTGCTGAAGAAGTCATAGAAGAATGCGCTGCATTCCCCTATGGCGATCATGATGACTTGGTTGACAGTACAACACAAGCAATTATGAGATTTAGACAAGGTGGTTTAATTGATCATCCAGAAGATTATGTGGATGAAAAAGTTGTAACACGTAAAAGGAATTATTATTAATGTCTGCACTATCTGATGAATATTCAAAAAATTTTAGCTCTGAAAGAAAAGCAGAGTTTAACAGAAGATTTCGTGATGACTATGATCCAGCAATGTCCGAGCTATCTAATATTTTAAGAATACTAGCAGAGATGAGATCTGGTAATAAAAATGGTGGACGTATTGGTTTGAAAGAGGGTTTAGGTTCTTTTGAAACTAATAATCCTAACGAAGCTTTAAAAGAAGTTATAAACAGATTTATTAAAAAACAAGCAGGAATCGCAACTGTTCCAATTAGTGATAACATATTCTTAAATTTTGGACCAGATTTAAACCAAGCTGAGTTAGGTGGTGTTATGAAAATTCTAGGTGGAGAATTAAGCTTAGGCGTTGGTCAAAAAGGAGATAAAAAAGGTATTGGTTTTAGTTTTTTAAAAGAATTTAATAAAGGTGGACTAGCTAGAATGCTGGGAGAATAATGGTTAAGAAACTTACAACAACTATACCCCCTCTCCGTGGACCTAATCCACAAGGGTTGAATATTACTTACAATACTGTTAAGACAGTCAAACTGGAGAAATTAAATGGCAGAAATAGACAAGAGTCTTCCGAACACTCGTACGAAAATAGAGGTTCCTTCACAAGAGGAAATAGAAGAAGTTAG